GCGATCACGCGCTGCCCCATCGTGATGAACAGCGGCAGCTTGGCCGCGATGTCCGCGTCGCTCGTATACGGCGCGACGGTCAGATCGTTCTCGTCCAGCAAAGCCAGCGTTTTGATTTTACAATCCCCGACGGTCATAGGTTACTCCTCAATTCTTAAACCGGAAGCCCCGGAATCCCGGGGCCCCCGGCTTATTTGTTGATTTATCTCAACTGGATCGGCATGATCGAGACGTCGGCGCCCGCGTCGCTGGTGATGTTGAAATAGCCCGTTGTCTGACCGTATCGGGAGCTGTCGAGCTCGAACGCGACGTACTGCTGGACGGTTTCGACCGGCTTCGGTACCGTGATTTCGAGGTTCGCGGCAGCGGCATTGACGCCGGTGCCCTTCGCGATAATGACCTTTTTGTCGGCGGCGTTCGCGTTGGTCGCGATGAAGGCAAGCCGCTCGTCCTTCCCGATCGGGACCGTGCATCCGCCGGTTGTAATGGCGGTGAAGGTCGCGGCCACGGCGGTATTCATGGCGGTCGGTTTGATTGCTGCGATTGCTGTTACAGACATATTGTTTTCATTCCTTTCGTTATGCGGTTAAATTAGATCACGCAGCGCGTGATTTTATGCATAGGATGTGATCGGAACCTTGACAAGCTCCTGGGCCCTGACCACGTCCGCACCGTAGAGATGGGTCGCGCGGATGATGTCGCCGAGATAGCTGCTTTCGCGGAACTTCTCGACGCTGTTGACCTGCTCGAACAGCGCGAGCGCGCCTTTGCTCATGACCATGCAGCAATCGCTCGTCCCGTCGTTGTAGATGTTGTTGGAGACGTAAATCTCCATGCCGGTCCAGCGGCCCATGCGGCCGCGTTCGACGACGGACGTGTTATCCGTCAGCTCGGCGCCGACGGCTTCGCGCAGGCGCGTCCAGGCCTTCGGGGTAATGACGGCGACGCATTGGTCGAAAGCGACGTCCTTCATCATCAAAAGCTCCTGGGCGGAGAGCAGCGTCCGGGCGATGGTGGTCTTCGAGAGAGAGGTAACGGCCGTGATCGCCTGACCGGCGCCGACGACCTTTCCGGCGATGTAGGCGTCGATCGAGTTCGCCATCGCTTCGGCGGTCTCGGCGTTCAGTGCTTCGACGTAGCCGTCAAGCGCCTGGACCTTCTCGACGTCGTCGACCAGGTAATAGGCGTAATCGAGCCGGTCGATCTTGATCAGCGTCGAATTGTCCGCGACGTTCTCCGGAGTGGAGAGCGCCGTCTTCGGATTGGTGATCTGCCCGACGGTCGGACGGCCGACGCCCAGGATTTTAACGGTCTCACCGAGCTTCGCGGCGCCGGAGCTCTTTTCGTGTCTGCGGTTGCAGAGGTTTGTGAACACCATCTTGCGCTTCAGCGCGGTTTCGATGTGCGCGCTCCATACGATGGGTTTAAAATTATCAGCCATAGCTTAATCGTCCTTTCATTGTCCGGCTTTCGCCGGCGTTTACCACTTTTTCATGGATTTTGTAATGACTTCGAGATTTTCGTTGATCTCGTCCCGGGTCATGTGGTCGACTTCGGCGGACGTGTAGAAATCTTTCTTCGGCGTTCCGCCTTTGCTTGCCACGCTCGGCGGCGGCGTCGCTGCCGGTGTTGCGGTCGTTGTCTTCTTGTAAAGCTCGTACCGCTCCGAAATCGGCAGCTCCGGGTTTAATTTCTTGTTAAATTCCGCGAACGCGGAATCTTTTTTGAGTTTTTCGACGTCTACGCCTACTTTCGAGAGTTCGGCGGCCTCGTCGTTCAGTTTCTTCGCGGCCGTGAGTTCTTGATAGCAGATTTTATCGCGCTGCGTTCTCAACGGGATCGGCTTATCAGCCAGCCGTTTAAGTTCCGCTTCGATGTCTCCGCTTTCGATCACTTCGGCGGCGTCCGCCTTCCCGAGAATCTCCATATCGCGGGACGCGGTCTGCCTTGCAATTGCGTCGGACAACGGGATATTATTCGCCGTTGCCATGATCTGCGCGGCGGCGAGATTGATGTCAGCCGGAAGGCCGATCGCTTTCAGGTTCGCGGCGGTTTCCTCGTCGCGTTTCTTATAGCGTTCAAGCTCCTTCGTGTATCTCGCTGTCGCTCGGTTGATTGCGTCGGAGACCTCTTTCGGAGTCGTCTTCGCGGCCGGTTCGGTTCCCGGCGTTTCCGGTGCTCCGTCCGTTTTGGTCCCGTCCGTGAACGGGTTCACTTCGGGCGCCTTCGCGGCTTCCGGCGCTGTTGCCCCTGCGGTCGCGGTTCCGCTCGTTGCGGGCGCTGCCGCGGGTTCGGTTACGGTAGCGGCGACACTACCGCCGGCGCCTGTTTCATCGCCGGCATTATCAGCCATGAATTCAAACATCGTTTACAGCTCCTTTTCTGTTTTGGGCGGCGAACTCCCGGACAGATAACCCTTTTTCAGCCTTTTATGATAAAAGCGTTATGCTTTTTCACCGTTCCTGTAGGGAAAGGTCTTGACCTTTCCGAGCGAACACGATCTTAAACCGTGTTCGCGGAAGATTGATGTCAATCTGAAAACTTTTATTCACGCCGAAGGTGCTGTTGACCGGAGCATTTTCGCGGGCTGTGAGCCCGCATCGGTCACGGTCCGACGGAAGAGTCAAGACCCTTCCCTACATGATCGGCGTCTGCTGTGTCTGACGCTGCGCGTGTGATTTTTACATCCACTGCCACATCGTCTTCGTCGATCTTCTCAATAACACTTTGCTATACTTGTTTCAACGTCAGATTGTCGGTGCAGCTTGCGCATTGTCCTTTGCTAATAAGCAATTTCATATTTGTCCTTCCTTTCTTTGCCTCCCTTGTTAAAGGGAATGGGGGAAGGGAATTCACGAGTGAATTCCCCGGATGAATTGCAAGCAATTCATCTTCCGTCTGCAACGGTGGGGGGATTCACGGGCGATTGAGTCGGGCCGCGCCCGATATCGCCCCCTACATCATCGAACCGTTCGGCATTGAAGAAACGCCGCCGGTCTGCATCTGCCGCAGCTGCTGAACCTGCTGCATCACTTCCGGGGACAGCTGCGGCTGCATCAAGGCCTCTTCCCTTGCCCGGGCTTGCGCTTGCGCCTGCGCCTGTTTTTGCGCCCGGGCCTGCGCTTCGGCCTGTTCCTTTGCCTGTTTCGCGGCGAGCTCCTGACGTTTATGCAGGATGTTTTTGAGGATCTGTTTCGGCGCGACCGAGTTGTCCGGAAGCGCTTCGACGAGCTCCTCAAACGTGATGTACTTGGCCTGCAGAAAGTTTTCAAGCGTCTGCTCGATCGCAATCATGCTGTAAGGCGACGTCGGAGACGTCTCGATCTTGACGTTGACTTTTAAATGCTCGAGCACGGCCTTTTGAACGTTCAGGGTCTTCGGCTGCCCGGTGCCGTCTTCGGTCCGGACCGTCTTCCCCGCGTCGGCCGCGTAGGTCGTCCAGAAATCGAGCAGGATCCGCGCGATGTCCTCGACGAACTGCTCATGCTGCTGCATCTGCAAAGACATGACCTGGGCGCTCGCGTCCTGGACGGCTAAGATCGCGCGGCCGCTCGCCTGCGTCGGGTCGATTTTGCCGAGCGCGGCCTCGGACGCGCCGCTCTGCTCCTGGGTGAGTTTCATAAGGTCATTCGAGAGCGCGGTGACGTCCGCCGACATATTCGTCGCCGGAAGGTAATCGATCATGTTCTTGACCGAGTCGCTGCCCGCGAATCGCGATCTTCGCGCCGACGTTGTCGAGCTCGTCCGGGTTGTCAATCATGCTCTCGTTGTAGACCATTTTCGGGTATGCCGTCTCCATGACCTTAACGGCCCGGCGGGCGAGCGTCTTGTTATACTCGACCTGGTTCGGAATCTGCGCGGCCACAATGCCGTTTCCCCTTGCGCTGTTCTTGACTTCTTCCCAACTCATTTTCGCGATAGGATAGAGTGAAAGCCCGGTTGCCTTGTCCGGCATGATCACACAATGCGAGACGGATTTCCGCATCATGATTTTCCCGTCTTCCCCGCGCCAGTATTTCAGAATGACAAGCGCCTTTCCTTCGTCCGGGCCCGTTGTCTCGAGCTCGTTGTCGCCGGCGTCGTTGGCCTGCCCCTCGGTCTGCTCGTCGGACGTGATCGCTTCGAGCTCGTCGTCCGCGACGCCGTTTTCTTTGGCCTCTTTGCGCAACTCCGAGACCGGGCGCCGATAGGAGATTAGGATATATTCCTGCTTTTGAACGTCGCTCTCGTTCTCGTCGCCGTAGAATACATTGACCGCGTCGACGATCTCCGGCGCCGGCTTCACTTCTCCGTCGCTCTCGACCTTCCCGGCGAAATGCAGCAGGCCATCCCCAACTACAATCGCATCTCGGATCGCTCTCCACCGCATCGAATCCAACTTCGTGTTTTCCCACGTCGCCGCTGCGTATGCGGTCAGGTTGTCACAAGCCGTCTTCGCGTTTTCGAGGAACTCGGGCCGCGTGTTATCAGCCGGCAGAAATACGATACGCGTTGACCGCTGCCCGAGCGTCGTCATTTTGTAAAGCACGTCCGGCTTGACGAAATTGATGAACGGCGGACCGTCCTTGCCGAACACCTCGGACTGTTCGAGCCCTTCCCACTGACGGTCGTGGAAAAACTGCCACGCGTCCCGCGATCTCTTGATCACGCCCTGCGCCTGCAGATATCGGAACCCCTTGTCATAAAGCCGCCTGTCTTCGGTTTTCATTTCGGGTCCGGTTTTGTCCATATGTTCGTATCCTCCGGAAGATTATTGATAAATCGTACGCCCCGGGACATTCGGCCGCCGCATCGGCGGCCCCGCAATTCAATTCTTAATTCTGAATTCTTCATTCTGAATTGTTGTTTTTCCCGTAAGTGACGCGGATGTCCAGCCCGGGGTCGGGCAGCTGCGCTTCTTCCGAAAATTCACCCGGGAACTTTCGGCACAGCAAAAACTTAGCAAACCCGGCATCGTAATTCCGGTTCAGGGCATTGGCGATGAGGCAGCTCTTCTGCGCCTCTTCGGCGTGCGCGCAGGCCTCGGCGAATTCGGGGTGGCCCTCTTTCCATTCGAGCAGGCGCGATACGGTCACGCCGATCTGCCGCGCGAACCGGTCGAGCGTCGGATATTCGGGCGCGAACAGAACCGGCTTTTTCCGTTTCACTTCGCCGGACGGCAAATATTCCTCGTCGTACGCGATGGTCTCCCGCGCGCCGCAAAAATACCGCAGCAGCGTTTCGCAAAACTCCGCCGAATATTCGGCCGGCTCTTTTGGCGCTTTTTTCATTATCTTTTTCACCTCAATTTCCACCCGCAGCCCGGTAATTTCGGTAATCGATAATCCCCTCTTGACGTTTTATACAATAGCACAACTATTACCCGTTTCGCTACCCGGTTTTGCATTTTGTTGAAAAGCCGAAATTTCCGCTTTGCGATGCCGTTTTTCGGCATTATCCCAAAAGTCCGTTGCCCTTTATCTTCTGTCCGTTGCCCTTTATCTTCTGTCCGTTGCCTTTTATCCTCTGCCCGTTGCCCGGGATACCCCGTCCGATTCCGGCTTTTTCCTTTTCCCATTTATTTTATTTATCCGATTTTTTTCTTCAGACCGCTTGACATTCAGTTGGAAAAAGTGTAAAATATGAATATTATTTGTTGTTTTTTTGTCATAATTGATTGAGATTTAGCCAAATCGAAGCGGGGGAAGTTCAATGACAGACCTTTCCGTCCTTGAGAGAATCCGGG